ACCCCCGCCCATATTCTGCTTGCGGTGGAGGCGTGGCAATATGGCAGGCGAAAGTGACATCATCACCGGGCTGACGGCGCTGGCCGAGGTTTCACCGACCGCGCTTGTCGCGTTGCTAGCATCGGCCCCGGCGCTTGGGTCTTTGTGGGTTGTTGCCAAGATCATCAAGGGGCGCGAGGCCGCACCGAAAGAGCCGGAGGATCACGGCGACGACCTCTTGCGCGAGGTGCAGGCATTACACGCCACGGTTAAGGCCACAGCGGCGCAGATGGAGCGCGGGCAAGCAAGCCTGCTTTTGGAAATCGTCCGACAGAGGGGCAAGGAATGACCGTCAATCAAGCAACGCTGTATCTGGTCAAGGGCTTTGAGGGCCTGCGTGTGGACGCTTACCAAGACAGCGCTGGCGTCTGGACCATCGGCTATGGCACGACTGCGGCGGCTGGTCTTGGCATTACGCCCAAGGCAGGAATGCGGATCACCGAGGCGGCGGCGGAGCGGTTGCTTTTGGCCGGGCTGGATAAATTCGCCGGGCAGATTGCGCCGCTGATCACCGTGCCTGTCAACGGCAATGAGTTCGGCGCTTGCGTATCGCTGGCTTATAACATCGGCCCCGGCGCTTTCGGCAAATCGACCGTGCTGCGCAAACTGAATGCGGGCGACCGGGCGGGCGCGGCGGAAGCCTTTGTCATGTGGAGCAAGGATGGGGGCAAGACGCTTGCTGGCCTGACCCGTCGCCGGGCCGCAGAGGCCAAGTTGTTCCTGACGCCTGATACGGCCCCCGTAATCCCTCACAATTGGCTAGGCGCGCTTCTGACCGCGATCCTGGCGCTATTCCGCAAAGGAGCCTGACATGTGGACCCAAGCACGCCTCACGGCATACATCGGCGCGGCCTTCGCGGGCGGGGCTTTCCTTGCTGCGGCGATGGGCTTTGCGACCTATGACACGGCAAGCGGTATGGTTGATTTCCGCCCGTTCAACGTCTGGCTGTTGGCGGGCGTCATTGCTGGCCCGGTATCGTCCGGCCTTGCCGCGCTTGCCGTCGCCCTTGGATGGGGCAAGAAGTGATCCGGCGTGCGCTGGCATGGGCTGCGGCGGTGCTTGCCGCCTTTGGCGCTGTCTGGGCCATGGGCAGGCGACAAGGCACGCTAGCGGCCCGCGTTGCCGCCTCTGAACGCAAGGCGTCCGATCTTTCAACCGCAATAGAGGTGGCCCGTGAAACTGACGCGAAAACTGATGATACTGTCCGCGCTGATCTCAACCGCTGGATGCGTCCAGACTGACCCTTGCGGGTGGTCTGCGCCGATCCGGCCTAGCGCGGCTGATGTGCTGACGGATGGCACGGCCCGGCAAATCCTCACGCACAACGAAACTGGCGCGAGGCTCTGCGGGTGGCGGTGATATGGGCAACCCGTCTGCGGCGCTGGCGCGGTGTCAGGCGGCGGCGCGGGCGGCGGTGAGTTTGACAACCGTTTCGCGCCCGATCCTGCCGTAAACGCGGGTTGGCGATGGGGGATTGGCGGCAAGGTGGCGATGTGGTAGGGTTATCCAGTCAGCACGAGGCGTTCCGGTTTTCTGGTGCGTTTTGGTCGAAACACAGGCATTACGGCAAAGCCTAATCTCGCACTCGGCGCAGCGCAGTTTCTAGGACGTGGCGGAAAAGCTGCACGGGGCCATCACGAAGCGAGAATGAGTGATCGACTACCCCGCGCCGCAGGGGTTATCTGCGGCAACCGCTCTTTGGATGATGCCCTTTTAGCTCAGTGGCAGAGCAATCCCCCTGTAAGGGATCGGTCGCGGGTTCAAATCCATGCAAGGGGCACCATCCAGAGCGCGGAAAACCCGGCGTAATGTGGAGAATTGCGGGTCACACCCACGGCCTCCGCCGCGCTCACCTTACGACCGCAGCCCCGCCTTCTCTCTCGCGCCGATCCAGTTCGTTCTCCACGGCTTCGCGGATGAAGGCGGCCATGCGGTTAGGCCCCACCAGCGCCTCAATGCGTTGGCGGTGCTCGTCCGTGAGCCGGACCTTGGTCTCTTTCACGTTCAGCGGAGGGCGTCCCATCCTTGGCGGATTATCCGTCCCCGGAAATTTTGTCAAATCCATAGAAAATGCGTCCCCGGTTATTGACAGACATAAGCGTCCCCTGTTATATATCCGGGGACGCTTATGGAGGCAAGCACATGGAACGCGAGATCATCGGATACGAAGCTGACTGCAACTGCGACCACTGCGGTCGCAACCTGAAGGTCGGGATCCAGCTGTCGGGATATGGCGTCATCGGCGCGGATTGCCTGAACGCTGCGATCAAGTTCGACCGCAAGCGTTGGGGCGCTGGAAAGCCGGGCGCTCCGTATCTGCGTGAACTCGCGATCAAGCGTCAGAAGAACAGCCCGGAGCGCCTGGCGCAGATGGGAATGACCTATGCGTTCCGCCTCTCCCTGGCTGACGGCACATTGGGGGTGGCACAATGATGGAGACTGATGAAGATCAGGCGGCCCGCATGGACCGCCTGCTTGCCCGTATGGCCGAGATTGAGGCGATGCAGGGGCAGGAGATGACGAAACGTGAAATTGTCCGCCTCAAGATTGAGCATGCGCAACTCGGCGCGGTCATCGCAGACTCTGAAAGTAAGCGCCTCCGGCGCAAGCTGGCAGAATACGAGCACCGGGACCGGGTTCTTGACGCCTTCGACAAGATGGAACGGGACGACCTGAAGGCTTTCCGCGAGAAGAAAAACGCGGTGTAACTTGCAGGCCGCAAGCGCCTCTGACCCGCCCGCCTGAAGCGCTGCGGTCATCGGGGCGCAATAGCATCTCGCAACTCTTTGACGGTATTCCCGCAGCAAGGGCACCCGCATTTCTCGATTTTTGCCATAATCGCCTCAACTAAGTCAGCGCGGACGTATTCAATATCGCCTTCGGCGGCTTGTCCATCAGCCTCATAAAATTGGCCTTGTGTCTCTTCGCCATACGATAGCCAAGCGAATATCCGCTTCGGTGCGTCAGTCATCCCTATCTCCTTCACCCCGCCCGCCATACAGCCAATCCTCTAGGCCGCGCTTCTGCTTGGCCCTGCACTCGGCGCAGATATAATAGATGCGCCCACATAGCCCCTCTTCATAGTCTCGGGCCGGATGCAGGACCTCGACATCAGTCAGGCACCATTCGCAGTTGCCTCCTCCGGGCCAAGTGCCCAGTCGGTGAAAACGTCAAGCGCATCCCCGCGCCGGATCAGATCATCGTCGCTCATGACTGCCCCTCCTGATGGTGGGCGTAGCGCATCTTCTTGACCCACGCCAAATCCTGATCGTGCAGCGACGCTTCCGGCACCTTGTCGCGGCAAAGGGCGGACGCAACAGCATATAAGTCAGTCAGCTCATGCCCGAGTGCCTGCCGGTTCGTGCAGCGATATTGTGGCGGCTTATGGGCTTGGTCAGGATGGTAGCTGTCATATCCATGCCGCAGGATTTTACCGATGACCTGAATAACCTCTCCACATTCTTCTGCCAGCATGGCAAGTCGCTCAGCCTCGGCGGGGCTAAGCCCATTGAAATGATCTCTCATGCCTGCCCCTCCAGTTGCGCCAAGATGCGGGCGGCGTGGTCGGCTTCGGCGGCGGCTTTAGCGTCTTCTTCGAGATCGTGCGGCTCCCCGATGGTCACGCCTTGATAGTCGACCAGATACCCAATCCCGCCTTCGCACCTGATTTGATAATCCCCGGCCCACCATGACCACTCATAGCCGCGATCATCCCAAACTAGCGCCCGAACCTTCGGCCCCTCGGCCAGCGACCGGGCCAGCGCCTCGATGGCGCGGGCGGCTTCATAGCGTTCCAGCGTCAAACGACGCAGGTAGTGGTTCGGCATTTCTCGGTCTTCCGGACCAAGTTTCCGCAGCTTGGCGACGAGTTTGAGTGCTTCGGTGGGGGTCATTTGCCGATCCTCGCAAATGTTGACGGCATTGCCGCAATTCGCTGTCACATCCGCAGAACGGCGGCGTATTTCGGCCACATCGCATTTCGCCCGGTCCTCGATTGCGCCGATCATCAGGTCAAAGACCTCATAATACGACAGTTGCGAGGCCAGCTTCGTTGCAGTCTGCGCCAGTATGGCTTGTGCCTTCTTGCGCTGCGCCGCGATATGATCAGCGCGCTCTTTCCCGAGAATGGTTTTCATTCCATCGCCTCCCGTGCCATGCGGGCCAACCGTTGCGCGGTGCCGTTGCCGGATGCGGTCGCGCCGATGGTGCGCAAGACTTCGGTGCGGCGCGTGAGGATTTCGCCGGAGACGTGAGCGAACGACATGGCGTCATCCCGCTCCCGGCACACCTCCGCCAGTTGCCGCGCCAAATCCATTTTCGCGCTGTTCAGTTTGGCGCATTCAGCCCGCAGCAAATCCACATCGCGGGCGTGTTTGTCGGCAAACTTGGCCAGCGCATCGCGCTCTTGTGTCAGCGTGGGCGTATCAGGGCGGCGGAAAAATCGTAGCATAGGGGGCTCCTGTTGGGGGTTAGGCGGTTGCGGCTTGGGCATATCCGCCCCATTGATCGGCCATCGCGTGAGCAATACCTGGATAGGTCAGGCTGCGAAGTTTTCCGCGATCATCGGACGGCGGCATCCGCAAAATCTTGTTTTCCCGCCCGACAGACATTGTTGACGGGCGGGCGCAGCGGCATCAGGCCATTCAGCCAAAGGCAGGTTGCTTTTGTCTCGCCATGCCCGAATTGCCACGGTTGGACGATTTGATCCGGTTTCCGCCAAAAGCTGGACATGACGCCAATCGGATTTTCGATAGCTATGTGGCGGATTGGGGCGCGGGCCAGTTGCATGAAAAAGCTGATGGCCGATTGTTGCCGCCCATCCATGCGCTTTGCCGCGTGATGGCGCGCCCCGCTGACAGACAGGTGGGTGCATGGCGGAAACGCCACCATCAAATCCCATGGGTAGTGCAGAACGTCACGAACATCGCCGCGATAGTGCGGGCCTGGTGTTTCCGTCTCCAGCAGGTCACAGGACATGGCGTCATGGCCCAAGGCGTTGAATGCATCGCGCACGGACCCGGAATATTCGCATGCAATCAGAACCCGCATCACCACCCCCACACCACGCCAAGGCCGAAGCCGATTACGATGCATGCGGACGCAAACGCGCCGATAATGACGAAGACCAGAGCCGATGGTGGGCGGTTGTCGTCCGGGTAGGGGCTGAGGTCAGGCATGAGAGGTTTCCTCGATTGCCGCTGCCTCTTGCAGGTCTGCGACGGCGTTGCGGATCAGCATGTCGGCGCGGGCGCGAAGAGCGGCGATACGACCGGACGGCTCGACGATAAAATCCTCGCGTGGGGCGGATGGCGGGGTATCCGTCAGGGGCGTGGCCAGCAGCTCGCGAAACTTGGGCGTGTCCAGCTTCGGGCAGGCGTCCGATTGCACCCACGACAGCATCCCGATCATGCGTGAGGCGAGATTGTCTTGCTGCATCACACCCCCTCCGCAGCTTGGCGCTCGGCCTCAGCGCGGGCATCTGCCTCAGCGCGGGCCATCACGTCATCGGTGGGGGTGCTGTCGATGGGCGGCAGGCCGAAGGGGTCATCAGCCATTGCAGCATCAGCCTCGGCACAGATCGCGCCCAATTCCTTGACGATGCCCTGCGCGCCGTCCGCACGGGCGTTCTTGCCCTCTTCGCTGTTCCACCACGTCACGAACGCCGCCTTGCCGAGGCGGGCTTTGCTGCGGGCGAGTTCGAGGGGGTCGGGGCCGCGCGGGGCGGGTTTGACCTTGGCATCAAGGCGCAGAACCTGGACCTTATGCGGGACGCGGCTTTGCTTCGTGGCGGTCAGCATCATCGAAAAGTCGCGGTCGATGTGGGTCATGTGACTGATGCGAATGCCGCCGACGGCCACGCCACCCCATTTGACACTGGGATCGCGATATAGGGTCATGGACTTGCCGACAAAGGTCTTGGTGTTGGTCGAGCCCCATCCATGCGCCATGATCCGGAGCATGGACTTGCAGGGCCGATAAACCCGGTTGCTCCCTTCAAAAGAAATGGAAACCGGCTGTTCCTGGCCGCCCTTCACGGTGCAGCTGGTGATTGTGATAGTCATGGGGCCGGCAATCAGATCATCGGCCGAAATCTGGTCGCTATTCGGGATGATGGCGCAGGACATGTCCATTTAGACGAATTCCCCAATAATGCGGCGCTCGGTCGGGATCAGCTTGCGACCCGAGGAGAGCGCGGCGTGGTATTCAGCGTGAAGGGCGGCGATGGATGCCTCGAACTCGGTCGCGGCAGTGATGATCGCCTGTTGCATGATCGGGTCGGGATAGACCCGGATCGTCACCATCGGCAGGCCACCGGAATAGCTGATGAAGTCCAGCCATTTGCGCCCGGTGATCAGAAGGCCTGTCTGAATTTGCAGGACGTAATCCTTGGGCACTTCGCCGGTCAGGATCGTCTTGACCTGGAACTTGGGCGCGCGGGACTTGATCTCTATCAATCCGTCATCGCCCACCAGACCGTCCGGCGAATAGCCCATGCGGAACCCCATCGCGTCGGAGGTGATGAAGCCGACCTCTTCGACGGGTGCGAAATGCTCTTCATAAGCCACACGGGCATAGACCTCATCATCGCGGCCCCGAAGCATGTCCCACGTCTCGGGCCGCTGTGCCTCAAAGCCGAACAGGCGTTGCGACAGCAGCTCGTAGGCGTGGGCGCGGGTGTCTTCGTTCTTCGAGGGCTTGAGGGTCGGGGTCATGATCGACTTGACCTCACTCGCCGTCAGCAGCCCGATGCGCGCGGCAAGCCATTCGTCGGAGCCCTGCATGAGGTCGCGGTGATAGATCGGGGTCTTGGTGTTCATGGCAAGTTCGGTCCCTGTGGGCGGAATCATATCGGTCAAAACGGTCTCCTATGGGTTCGGGGAATTTTGGAAGGAAGCGGTCAAACGCCCCCCCATGATCTGCGCCATCGCCAGCAACTCACCGACGATCAGACCGACCAGAAACACGACGGCGTAGAGGCTCAGGAAAATGCCGCGTTCCAGCCAGTCGCCGCCGATCGGTTTCGCGCGCCATTGTTCCGGCGGCGTGACATCGACCGGATCGGCATCGGACAGGCGGCGGGTTGCGGGCGTTCCGGGTGCGGCCCACAGCAGGTCTTCGGGGTAGGTGTCGCGCAGGCGCGGGAAGGTGATCAGGGTGCCCATCATGCGGCCCTCCCTTCATAAACCGGGACGCCCGCCTCGTTGACCTTGGGGGCAAATGCCGCGGCAATCACTTCGGACTGTTCGCGGGTGACAATAAGGCACACGGCAAATCCAGTCCGATCTTGCAGCCGCACGGAAGAAAACGGCCCGTGAAATTCCCCCGCCGGGTAGTGATGGGCTCTGGCGGATACGATATTCTGCATGTTCAGTTCGCTCATTATATCCTCGCGGCGTTTGCCATTGCAGCGCCGTAATCCAGCGCCTCGGTTGCGGTCATTGCGGCCAATTCCAATTCCCGCGTGGCGTCCTGGTGGGCCTCGGGGGCGATCATGGCGATGGCGTCGGCGTGGCGCTTGGCGATGCAGTATTCCACCAGCGCGGCAGTCAGATCGTCGCCAAGTTTCAGCGCGGCAATGTGGGCGGTGGTGGCGGCGCGGAAGGCAATGCCGCTCAGGTGCGGGTCATGGTCAGCCATTGGCGTCACCCCGCAGGGCGGCAAGGGCTGCGTCCCATTCGTTACCGTCACTGGCGCGCGGGCCGCATCTTTTGCGCATTTGGTTTCCGGCGTTCACCAGCCGCTCCACCTCTGCGGCCAGCGCGTCGGCGCGGGAAACGGCGGCAGTGTGAAGATCGGCGCGGACGTATTCGATTTCGCACCGGTCAAAATTCTCGGACCATCCGCCTTGCATCACATCATCGGACATGTGGGGGCCGAAGCGCCAAGCCCACAGTTTTTCGGGAAGGTCAGCCATCACGCCCCCCACACAGCGCGGGCGAGTTCCACGGCAGGCCCGATCCAAAACGGGATGCCGCAGATGGCGGCGGCAACTATGCCCTCGCATATGTATTCCAAACGACGCATCATGCGATCTCCACCATCTTGCCGCCATTGCAGAGATACCAGACGCCAGGTGCAATCCCGTCAGTGCCGACAAGGCCCGCCGCAACTGAAACGATGTTGTAGTTATCGTCACGCTCAACCGCGAAAATAGCGTTTCCGTTCTGACCCATAACCTCCCCGGCGTATCCGCCGGACATGGCCGCGCCCCGAGTGCCCGTTGCAGATGCCGCGCCCCGATCGCCCGTTGCAGATGCCGCGCCCCGATCGCCCGTTGCAGATGCCGCGCCCCGATCGCCCGTTGCAGATGCCGCGCCCAGATAGCCCGTTGCAGA